CATCTGATGTTGCTTCTGCACTTCAAATGGCAGGCGTTCTAGATTACACTCCAGCTCTTAACTCTAATAACTTGAACCCAGATGACACAGGCAATACATTTGCTGGTGTTCTTAACGGTCGCTTTAGAGTGTACATCGATCCATATGCCGGTGCAAACTACATGGTAGTAGGTTATAAAGGTTCTAGCGCATTTGATGCTGGTCTTTTCTATTGCCCATACGTGCCATTGCAAATGGTTCGTGCAGTTGGCGAGAATAGCTTCCAGTCTAAGCTGGGCTTCAAAACTCGTTACGGAATGGTTTCAAACCCATTCGCACAAGGTTCTACTGTTGGTAATGGCGCACTTGCTGCCAACACTAACGTGTACTACCGTCGTACCGCAGTTACAAACTTGCTATAAAAACAAGATTGGGACTCTGATCGGGAAGATTAGAAATAACCCAACTTACTTTAAAGAGGCTCTTCGGAGCCTCTTTTTTTTGTCTTATAAATAGTAGTAGTATACAAAACATCGATAGAGGATATCATGTCAACATCAAATTTCTTATCGCCAGTAGAGTTTAGGCTAGTATTTAACAGATTGCCTAATACAGAGTTTTACGTTCAGCAAGTCAACTTGCCTGGCATTAATTCTGGCTATGCTGAAAGACCTACACCATTTAAAAATATCTACACACCAGGCGATAAGCTGATCTTTGATGATTTGAATATCACACTAGTGGCTGATGAGAATTTACAGTCTTGGCGTGAATGTTGGGATTGGTTAACTGCTGTAACTAGATCGGCAGGTTTTACTGGATACACTGGACTAGGTGCACCTCAAGTAGGAGATGCTTCTAGCAAGTCTAACTCAGCTGGCACTGGAGCTATGTCAGATGCTACATTATTAATCATGAACAGTAATAAGAATCCAAATATCAAAATTATATTCACAGATTGTTTTCCAATTGCAGTTGGTCCAATACAGCTAAATACTACTGATTCAGATGTAACACCACCAACGTTTGATGTGACGTTCAAGTATAGCGCATACACCGTAGAAGTGTAAACTTGACAATTTGATGAACTACGTGTAAACTACTATAGTTACACTTGACTTAATTATGGAGATATAAATGAAGATAGAAGATATTATTGAAGCGTGGGAAAAAGATGGTCCAGTAGATACCGTCAACATATCCAGAGAGTCCTCTGAGATACCAAAATTACATAACAAGTACTTCAAGATTTACATGGGTGAAGGATATCTCATGCGTAAGATGAAGACTGATTATAAAAAGCTACACAAGCTAAAGACAGAATACTATAGAGGCGAACTAGACATATCTGAACTAAAGCAGTATGGATGGCAACCGCAACCTCTAAAAATTCTACGACAAGACATACCTTCTTATATGGATGCTGATGATGATATCATTGAAGCATCACTTAAGATTGGAGCGCAGGAGCAAAAGGTCGAGTACCTTGAGTCGATTATCAAGCAGATAAACAATCGTGGATTTCAAATCAAATCAATTATAGACTGGGAGCGGTTTAGAACAGGTGCTTAATGGATAATGTAAGTATTGAAAAGGTCAATGATGTTTACGTGAGAGTAAACGCTGACCCTGGAGTTAAGATGGAAATGAGCGAGTACTTTACGTTCAAAGTGCCTGGTGCTGAGTTCATGCCTGCTGTTCGCAACAAGGTTTGGGATGGCAAAATTCGTCTGTTGAATACAATGACTGGCATGATATATGCGGGTCTGATTCCATATATACTTAAATTCTGTAACAGTAGAGAGTACCATGTTACTATAGACAAAGGTCTTGTGCCTAGTAATACAGTAAACGATGATGCTGGAATGCAACTAGCGAAAGAGTTTAATTCGCCATTCACTCCACGTGATTATCAGAACGAAGCAGTTGTTCATGCTCTAAAAGGCGAAAGAGCTTTACTCTTATCTCCCACCGCATCTGGCAAATCTTTCATTATCTATCTGTTAACACGTTTCCACGTAGATGCACATGATAGAAAAGTTTTGATCGTGGTACCTACCACTTCTCTCGTAGAGCAAATGTCTTCAGACTTTATTGAGTACAACAATGGCAACGATTTGTCAATACATAAAATTCGTGGTGGCATAGATAAGAACGTAGATGCTGACATTACTATCACGACCTGGCAGTCAGTCTACAAGTTAAAGAAGGATTGGTTCGCTAAGTTCGATGTTGTAGTAGGCGATGAGGCGCATCTGTTTAAAGCTAAGTCTCTCGTATCTGTGCTAGAGAAAATGCCTGAGTGTCAATATAGATACGGCTTTACTGGTACATTAGATGGTAGTCAGACACATAAACTTGTATTAGAAGGTCTTTTTGGATCTGTTTACGAGGTGACTAAGACTAAGAAACTGATCGAAGACAACACACTCGCCGACTTTGGAATTACAGCAATTGTTCTCCAATATCCTGATGAAATTAGGAAGATAAATAAAGGTAAGACATATCAAGAAGAAATTGACTGGATCGTTAGTAATGAAGCACGTAATAAGTACATTAAAAATTTGGCTCATAGTCTCAAAGGCAACACTCTCATATTATTTCAGTTCGTTGAAAAGCATGGTAAAGTATTACATCCGATGCTTCAGACACAAGGCAAGAGTATACATTTCATACATGGAGGGATTGGTGCTGATGAGCGTGAAGCAGTTAGGCATCTGGTTGAGTCAAGCAACGATAATATTATTCTCGCTAGTTATGGTACTTTTAGCACTGGCGTTAATATTAAGCGTTTGGATAATATCGTCTTTGCAAGCCCGTCTAAATCAAAAATTAGAAATCTTCAGTCGATAGGTAGAGTACTGCGTAAAAGTAGTGATGACACTAAAGCTACTCTGTATGACATTGTAGATGATTTACAATGGAAGAGTACTAAGAACTTTGCTACAAAGCATTTCATGGAGAGAGTGAAGACGTACAATGAAGAGGGTTTTGAGTTTCGTATATATAATGTTAGTATAAAAGGATAAATGATGCTTATTCATATTAAGATGAAAACTGGTGATGACTTGATTGGCAACCTTGTCTGTAATGATGAGAATGAAGTCACAGTTGAAAACCCCATACAAATCAAAATACATCCAGTTCATGGGTTCTTTGCGAAGAGCTGGTTACTACTATCAGAAGCGAACAGTGTGGAACTATCTCTCAGTGATATTATATTTTGGGGAGAAGCAAACACCAGAGCAGTCGAATACTACGATTCGTTCGCAGACAGATTAACTGAACTGAGAAGTTTGAGAGATCAAAGAGTAGATGATGAAGATACGTATGATGACATAGATGATGTCCTCGTAGCATACATGGAGTCAAAAGACTCTATAAAACATTAGTATTCTTATCATCGCTATAACTCTATTATACACTAATCCTAATGGATGTCAAGTCTTTCCGACAATAAAAATAAATTAAATTATGCTTGACAACCGAGTCTTAACAGAGTATACTTGTAGTCAATAAGGAGTGAACCTAATGGCAAAAAGAGCAACACGAAACTACGTTAATAACCCAGAGTTCCTGGAAGCTATTGTAGCATACAAGAAATTGTGCAACGAAGCAGAGGATTCTGGTGAGAAGAAGCCGCAGATACCTAACTACATAGGTCAATGTATCTATCAGATATCTACTAGGCTTGCATCTAAACCCAACTTCTCAGGATACTCATATAAAGATGAGATGATTAGTGATGGTCTAGAGAACGCTATTCAAGCACTGGGCAACTTTGATCCAGAGAAGTCTCACAATCCATTTGCTTATTTCACTCAGATCATCTGGTATGCATTCTTACGTAGGATTGATAAAGAGAAGAAGCAACTGTACATTAAACATAAGGTCACAGAGAATTCCGTCATGACTGGTACTGCTGTTGATCATGCAGAAGGTACTCCAGATACTAATGGTGAGCCTGCTTACATCGATCTAAACAATGATTATATGAGCGACTTCGTTAGAGGCTATGAAAAGAAGATGGAAGATAAGAAGAAAGCTCAGACTAAGGCTAAGAAGGGTTTAGAAAAATTTATGGATGAGGACAAAAAAGAGGGTGAAGAATGAAAATTGCTATCTTAAACGATACGCATTGGGGCGCAAGAAACGATAACGCCGCTATAGCCGAACACCAAATTAAGTTCTATCGGGAAGTATTCTTTCCACATCTACGTGAAAATAATATCACAACGATATTTCATTTAGGTGATGTTACTGATCGGCGTAAGTATATCAACTTCGTTACAGCTAAAAATCTTGAAGATCATTTCATGCGAGTGTGTGCCGATGAAGGCATTGAGTTATACATGATCGCAGGTAATCATGATACATACTTTAAGAACACTAATGAAGTAAATAGTCTCAGACAGTTGTACGGCAATACTAATCATAATAACCTTCATCTGTACTGGGAAAGACCAGTCGAGTTAGATATGGATGGGTGTAAGATTATGCTTGCTCCTTGGCTATGTTCAGAGAACTGGTCAGAGTCGATGAAGGCTATGGCTGATACAAAAGCACAGGTGTTGATGGGTCACTTTGAGATCACTGGTTATGAGATGGACAAAGGACATCTATGTGCTGATGGTATGGACCGTAGTACATTTGCTAAGTTCGATTCAGTATATTCTGGTCACTTTCATCAGCCGTCTTCTATTGGTAATATATCCTATCTAGGTGCCCAGTATGAAATGACCTGGTCTGACCATGATCAAAAGCGTGGCTTCAGTATATTTGATACCGACTCTCGTAAGATGGAATACGTTCGTAATCCGTTTAGTCTATTCCATAAGATCATGTATGATGATGCTGATATGACTATCGAAGACATTGCACACCTAGACACTACTCAATTGAAAGATACTTTCATTAAAGTTATTGTCAGAAACAAGACTAACCCTTATATCTTTGACTTGTTCTTAGATAGACTACAGGCAGCCTCACCTTGTGATATTAAGGTTGTTGAAGATCATATGAACTTAGATGTGATCGATGAGAGTGAACTGGTTGATGAAGCACAAGATACATTGACTATTTTGAAGCAATACGTCCAGAACTTAGAGATAACTAGCGATAAGGCAAAGATCGAAAAAGTTCTGCAAGAGTTACATAATGAGGCTATGAATCTATGATACTATTTGAAAAGGTTCGTTATAAGAACATTTTAAGTACTGGTAATACTTTCACAGAAGTATTTTTAAACCGAAGCAAGTCTACGCTTATCGTTGGAGATAATGGAGCTGGTAAGTCCACTATGCTTGATGCTCTGACCTTTGCTTTGTATGGCAAACCGTTTAGAAAGATTAATAAGTACCAATTGCTCAACAGCGTCAACAACAAAGATTTATTGGTAGAAGCATACTTCAGTATAAGTGGCAACGCTTATGTGATCAAGCGTGGTATCAAACCAGGCATATTCGAAGTGTGGAAGAACGGAGAACTGTTAAATCAAGATGCGGCAGCCCGAGACTATCAAACATACTTAGAAGAAAATATCCTTAAACTCAACTACAAGTCTTTTGGACAAGTAGTCGTTTTGGGTAGTTCTACGTTTGTGCCGTTTATGCAGTTAAAAACTGGTGAAAGAAGAGATATCATTGAAGACCTGTTAGATATTCAAATCTTTACTACAATGAATACATTGTTGAAAGAGCGTCTATCTGATAATAAGAGTGAGATCACTGACATCAAATACCAGATTGATTTGATTGATAATAAGATTGACAGTGCTAAGACTCATAATGAATCTATACGTAAGATCAAAGAAACTGAAGTTGGTAAACTGAAAGAAAAGTTGAAAGATCAGGTTGTGTTTGTTGAAGCAGAACAGGCAAAGATGGACTTATTGCTGGATGAGATCGAAGAACTAAATACCAGCATTAGCGACAAATCAGAACAGAAAAAGAAGTTAGCAGAGTTTCAGGAGTTAAACCATGATCTTACGTCCAGACTCAACAAACTACGTAAGGACGTTGAGTTCTACGAAAAGCACGACAACTGTCCAACCTGTAAGCAAGGCATTGAACACGAATTTAAAGAAGAGACAATCGAATCCTCAAGATCAAAAGCCTCTGAAGTCGAAAAAGCAAAAG